CAATATGATCGGTCCTGAAGGTCTTGCCAGCTTGGGCACGGAGCAGCTAACAGACCTTATTACCCGATTTAGGAGATGCAGGGTACGGCGCTGACGGATGCGCTGGGCGATTATTGGGCTGAACCCAGTGGATACGAACCCTGGCTGGAAGCATTGCAGAAAGGGGTCCTGGGCACCTTTGGACCACTGCCTGAGATGGAGTGGGAAGGCTTGTTGCCCAGCATCAAAGAAGCAATAGGAGCGAAGTGGTACGAACATGAACCTACGTTCAAGCGTGCAGTAGGGAATATAGAAGAAATCAGGAGAATCCTTGAAGAGGGTGAAGCAGGAACAGGAACAGGAACAGGAGCAGGAACAGGAGAAGATGGTATGCCAGCAGAATCAACAACCACAGGATGGTTGAAAACATTGCAAGATGCCCTCCGACCTAAAATTGCGGGTCCAGAGGGTACGGGTTTTCCTCCATTGACTGCAGATTACCTAGCCACCGAGCCTACGACTTTCAGCCTTTTAGAAGACTTGGGGGCGCAGCAGGCAACACAGGGTGACGAGTTGCTGGAGCAGTTGCAGCGCTATGGGGTGATGACCAGCGGTGCCACCGCGAAAGCGATTCCTGAATTACAGAGCTTGCAACGCAGGGAGCGCTTAGGGGTCCTGGGTGATGCCGCTACGCGGATAGGTCAGCAGCGTGAAACGGCACTACAGCAAGCCCTGGACCTGGGTAGGACAACGACTACCAGGGAGTTGGGCCTGGGTGAGCTTACAGGCTTAATGGGTGGTGAACAGACATTGGGTGGCAGGCAAGCTGACCTGGACATCATCTCTGCGGTCATCGCAGCCCTTGATCCTGAACTGAAGATAAAGGGTAATAAAGAAGAGTTGGCCGAGCTACTGCTGGAACTGCTGGCAAATGTGCCAGGTGGAGAAGATGCAGATTGGATTTCACGATTTAAGACAATGGTTATGGGAGATTAGTCATGGCATTAGGACAAATAGCAGCATTGGTAGGTTCGCAGGGCGTTAAGTACCTCTTGGATCAACGCGCTAAAGGACAGCAGGAACGAAAGCAGCGGCAGATGGATGCAATGGCTAATTTGCAGGGAGGTCTTACGGGCCAGCCGCAGCGTCCAGGTATGGCAGGACCTCCTGGGGGTATGTTGGGCGCGGGTCAGCAGATGATGAACGATCCGCAGATGCAGAAGATGATTCAGGATATGCTCTTTAAATATCTGTTTAGTGGAGGGCAGGCACCTGGAGGGGGTGGTGGGATGCCCAACGCACAAGGGCTTATGACGCGCTACGGAGGGTAAAATGCCAGCGTATAGCACCGATTGGTTCAAGCGCTTAAACCAACTGCGCGAAACCAATCCTGACGCAGCACGCCAGATTGAGCAGCGTGCTGATGAGATTTTCACAGGGTACAGCGAAGCGGAAACATACTCCAAGGGGGGGCGGGAGCGTACCCCTGGCGCTCCTTGGACAGATTGGCAGCGTTCTTCCCGTGCCCGTGCGATGGAGCAGGCCATGCAGGAGTACGAGCGCATGGCACGTGCTACGGGCATTACTGAACCGGAGCTACCCGAAGAAGATCCTTTTGCAGGCTTGCCTGAAGAGGACCCTCTTGCAGGCTTGCCTGAAGTGGAGGAAGAACAGCCTGATGTTGATAGGCAACGCCCAGCCCCAAAACGCCCAACTACACCGATAGCGGAAGCGGAGTCACAGGACAGGCCCGATGATGTAGAACTGTCTCCGTTTGCGATGGATGACATCAAAGACCTGGAAGATCCAACCCTCCTGCAGCGCTTAGGTCGCTTCGCTGGCAGTGATCAAGGGCTTGCCATACTACAGGCATTAGCCAAGGGTGGGCAGGCTTATATGGGGGGTAGGGCGCAGTCGGAAGCAAACCAGCAGATGAGGCAGTCCCAGGCTAGAGCTAACCTGATCAATGCCCTTAGCAGTCGCGCAGGAGCAAGGGGGGTCACCGAGCAACCCCGCATGGGTAAGCTGGGCACTCTTTTCGGTACCCTGGCTGACGTAGGAGGGGGTCTGCGCGAGGAAAGAACTCTGGAGCGCGAGAGGGGAAGGAAGCAAAAAGAGTTTCAGGCCCTTGAGGACTATCGGGCTGAGCAGCAGGAGATAAAAAGAGAAGGTCAGGAGATAACACTGAGAAAGCAGGAAGAAGCAGGTAAGCGCCGAGAGGAAGATGCGCAGTTAAAAGCAGACAAGATTACGGCAGACGGCTTGAGCGATATGGTTGCAAATATGGTGGGAATGGGACAGGCCAAAACGATGGATCAGTTCTTTGAACTTAACCCCGATGCTCAGGTTGCATTTAATAAGCTGTCTAAGCCATATCAAGGGATCGTTTTGAGCGGCTTTACCAGAGGATTGAAGGATTACACGAAAGAAGCGGCTAAGCGAGGCACGGGAACAGATGCAGATCAAGTTGGTATTGCTGTTGAGGTCTTGAAAGGTGTTTGGGATGATATCGACTATCAGGGTAATTTTAAGTCTTTAGCCAGAGAGACATTCCGCAGAGTGCTTCCTGAGTTGTGGGCAGGTTATGTGCAGCCAGCGGAAACGACCTATATGGCAGAGCGTGCAGGTCTTTCGTTGCCTATAGCTTCGGCATTCAATGATGGCAGGCCAAGTAATGCAGATGCCGAAGCGGTGCTGCGGATGCTTCCAAAAGTAGGGGAAGCGAAACCCGTTGTGGATCGGAAGTGGCAAGCCCTGGAGGAATTGATCCAGCTGAAGCGTGAGATAGAGGAAAAGGGGATCAAGCTAGCTCCTGATCAGCAAGACTTCTTAACACGGGGCGTTATCGTACCAAAGGGTGGGGGTTACGTCATCGACAAGGAAAAAGCCTTTGAACTACTGGAGCAATATGCAGTTGGATTGGAGGAGCCATCAGTGGTAGAAGAGTCTGAAAACTCAACCGTTTACGATCCGACATTGAAACGGCAAAAAGACTCATGAAAACATCAGAGGAACTTAGAGAACTTGGTCTGGGGTTGATGGCAGACCATCCTAAATACAAGCAGGATTGGGGTGACGATGCAGAGGCTTTAGGGAGGGCTTATTACAACAAGCATATATTGCCCTTTGAGAAGGAAGAGCCTGCGGAAGAGCCTGGACCCCAGACCTACTCCGAGATCGATCCTGAGAAAATGGCATGGGCTGCTCTTCCTTCTTTTGGCAGGCAGGCATGGGAAGCAGGAAAGGGTCTTGTCGATATAGGAAAGCAAGTCGTTACAACTCCCCCATCTGAGGGAGTCCTGGCTTCACTGGCTAAGCTGGGAACCGCAGGGGCAGAGGTCTTCATGGAGGAGATGACTGAGGGAGCTAGTCCCGAAGGAAGAGAGTTTTTGGGTAAGATACGAGGGGAACAGCCTTCGTTTTACTCGCCCCTTGTACCAAAATTACCTGTTGAAGGAGAAGGTGAGGGGGTGCTGAGTTCTGGGGCTGAGCCGAGGTCCTGGGCAGAAGAAAAGCCTATATGGAAGCAGGCAGCACGGGAGATGGGTGCAGAGTTCACAGAGTCGTTTGAACCAGCGGCGATAGAGGAAGATCCCTTCCGAGCGATTGCCAATGCCCTTTCTGTTACTCCCACCCGTGGGCTGTTAAAGGGCCTTGCGGGTAGCGCACGTTATATGAAGATGCCCAGGGCTGTAGAGCAGCTGGAAAAAGCAAGAAGGACGATAGATTGGGTAGACCCCACCACGGCAGGACTTACGGCAGTGACTCGTATCCCTCCGTGGGGGTGGGGGAAGACCAAAAAATTCTGGGATAGGCTTAGACAGAATCCCCTAGAAGGGGATGCTAAGTCGCTATGGACAGAGTATGGGGAAAGTGCGGTTGCTTTCAGCACTTCCAAAGATTGGGCCGTACCTGAATTGCGTGAGCTGGCCGCATTGCGGGGGGATGATTGGGTGAATCGATTCAGGGCCTTTAGGAGCCTTCCGCGTGGTGAGCTTATGCCTATATTGCTGGGGGAGATCGTTCAGGCAACGAAGAGTCTGAGAAAGAAGGCGCAGGACAGTTATAAAGCTGGCATGGGTAAGCTGGCAGGCAGGTTGGAAGAGCCTTTTACTGCAGCGACTGAGGATGGCGCAGCCTTAGAGCGGTTAAAGCAAGGGGTGATTGACAGCATTGAAAAAAGAGCAGGTGCTGGCAGCATCCAGCGCATAGAGGGGATTGGGTATACGCAATCGGGTGCCAGGGGGGGCACCACTGTGAAGTACAAAGTGATTTTTGGCGATGACAGTGGGATAGACACAAGTTACCGGAAGGCGATTGCTCAGGACATTGAAGCGGTGCTGAATTGGAATCCCTCTATTACGGGCAAACAGATCCACGATTGGCGCAGGAAGTTGGATCAAAGCATCAGTCGTATGCCTTCACCGACAGATGCGGGAGGTAACCCCAGCACTACACAGCAAGCCTTTGCCGTGCGGTCCCTCTTGAGGCGCACGATAGCTGACAATGTGGAAAAAGCCTACGGTGAAGAATATACAAAGGCGATGGGCGATTATCGTAAAGTCATTGAGATGCAAGAAGATATGCACAACGCTTTCAAGGTGACGGGAACCAGCGTGGATAAGGCTACACGTGAAACCATCCTTGGAGAACTGTCGAACACCTATAATCCCACTATGCGACAGGCATTGCGTCCACAGCTTTTGCGTGAGTTTGAGGAAATGTCGGGTAACAAAAACATCTTGGCTATGGTTCATGGGGGATTGTTCTCGCCCTTTGTCTCCAAGGGATTGGCGCAGCGTGCAGAGTTGGCGCAGACCGTATCTATCTTGGGTGGGGTGATGACAGGGGTGATGTCGGGTAATCCCGTTTGGGGGGGGTTGGTTATTGCCTTGATGCAGATCCCACAACAGGCTCTTTACAATCCGCGTGTGGCATCGGAGATACTGGTATCGCTCAGCAGGCATCCGAAAACGCCAGGGCTAAAGGCGCAAGCCCAGCGCTTAATCACCAAGGCGGCACGGGAGTTTAAAGCGCTACCTGCAGAACACCAATCAGTGCTAAAGTCCTTAAGTCCGAATACTCCACTAAAAATTGCGCTGGAGCGGCTAGCCGAAGCACGGGGCTTCGACCTTACAGATCCCTATGCCGCAATAGAGGCACTCCATTCAGGAGAAGTGCCTTCAGAAGAAGGTCGCTTCCTGTCTAAGCTGGGTAAGGTCCCAGGGCAAGCAGGCTTAACTCCACCATCAGGGTAAATCATGGCAACCTACAGTAGAGTAAAAACCTGGTCGAGTAACGAAACGCTCACCAGCAGCGACTTAAACGCTGAGTTCAACAACATCATCACCAACACCAATAGTGGTGCGTTAAATTCCGATAATGTCTCCACCAGTGCTGCCTGGACCTGGACAGGTACGCATACCATGTCCACCAGTTCCAAGCTGGCATTCATCGATAACATCTATTTAACGATGGGGTCTGCTACGGATGGGGATTACCTCCTGCGCTACAGTGCTTCAAATACGGCCTTAGAGCTATCTACGACCAACGCAGATGGCAGTGGCACCAATGCGGTGGTATTGGACATACAGGATGGCACAGACGATGTGAGGGTGCGTGGTGGATTCTCAACCGATAACAACACAGCCCCTACGACAGGTATCAAGGTTGGGGGCAACGTCTTATCGGACACAGACTCCACTGATGACCTTGGGACTACGAGCGTTCGATGGGCGAATGTCTACACCGATGCCGTGGGAGACAGTGGGCAGACCCTTGGGGTTAAAGCGACTACGCTCAGCTTCGACGCTGCCAGCACCATCGACACATCAGGTAATAACGCCCTGACATTAGACGCAGGCACTGCAGTCCTGACGCTGGATGGTGGGACGTTGGAGAGTGATGCAACGACACTATCATTTGATGCTGCTGCGACGATAGATACTTCGGGCAATAACGCTTTGTCCCTGGACGCAGGCACTGCGGTGCTGACACTGGATGGAGGCACACTGGAGAGTGATGCCAGTACGTTTAGCTTCGATTCAGCCGCCACGATTGACACTTCGGGAAATAACAACCTGACGCTGAGTGCAGGCACGGGCACCCTGGTCGCTACCGCTGGCGATATGACCCTGTTCGATGACAATAACAATGCGGATGTATCACTGAGTCTTGGCACCAGTGCCACCGAAGCACTGGTGGTGCAGGCGCTAAATGGCGGCAGCAACAAGACGCTGGAAGAGCTTCGCTTTACGACTAAGA